CGTATTGAAGTTATTAAAAATCACTTTACTGATCATGAATAACTTTGAAGTCTTCCTTTATTTTGTATGCTTTGCTGCTATTGGTGGTGCTGCTTTTGCAATGATGTGGAGTAACATTCAATCTATCAACATAGAGATGAATAAACCTAAACCTAAACCACGTCATCCTGAAGCACCTGAACCAGGAGAAGAACTGATGTATGTAGATCTCTCTAGAGAAAAACTAGAAGACCTTTACAAGCAAACTGATAACTGATATAATGAGAGGGTCAAACGACCCTCTTTTTTTATGAATGGAAATTTAGAACCAGAAGATCGAGTGATGAGAGAACCAACTCTGATAGAAGAAATATCAAAAACTATCGCCACTCTGGGGTGGTCTGGTGATGATGATGTTGTTCTAGAGATTGGGGGAACCCAAGTTTACGAGATTGATGGGCATGGTACTAAGTGGTCACCACTCAAGGGCACCAGAAAGTATAACAAGGATGCGTTCATTGTTATTAAAAACAGGAGTCGCTCACCTTTTGAACCCTCAAAAGCACCAGAAAATAAATAAACTCAATTGCTCCCCAACATGAAAAGAACCGTATTTACTGTCTACACAAAGATTGGTTGTCCGTATTGTACAAAGGTAACTAATGTGCTATCATTGTCTGAACTTCAATATGTTGAATACAAATTGGGTAGAGACTATGAATACCCAGAGTTCTACCAACTATTTGGGCAAGGATCCACATTCCCACAAGTTCTTTTTGGAGAAGAAGTTCTTGGTGGATGTAAAGAAACTGTTCGTTATCTAAAAGAAAACAATCTAGTATAAGTCAATGGAAGAAACCTGGGAACTCATCTCCGTCGTAGAAAAATCAGTAGATGATGCCTTTGCTGGTAAAATTCGATTCAATATGTATGAGTACCTCAAAGCACTTAGAGCAACCAAGAGGGACGCAAGAGAGTTTCTTGATAGTGAAGTTGCCAAGAATATCAACCTAACTGTTTATGATCTTGAGGACTATCTTGAAGGTGGTTCTGATGAAATGCATAAACAATTACGTGAGGCATATGGTTATCTTGGCAAAGCAGAAGCAAGAAAGATAAAAAACTTTCTTCAAAGTATAATCGCAGATGCATGTCAGTATGAGTATGACAGAAAACCCGGAAGAAAAAAACGACGACCTACTAAATAATCAGGAACCCCACATAAACCGTGGCGTGGAGTTGCTGTTACGCAGCAGGAGGAAGAGACCAGAAGAACCCAAGACTTTTCAAGTAAAGTTTGGTAAAATGGTATCCTTTTTACGCAGAGAGATCGTTTTACACTTGAACTTCTACTTGGATATTAGAAAAAAGTAGGAGAGAAAACGATGTTAGCAGTAGCACTTACGATTGGAACATTGATGTCTATTATGTTCTTTTTTGTTGGAGGTGTGGTAGGATGGTTAGCGAAAGAGCATTACTACAATACAGCACCTATCATTACTCATCCAGAAATGTTCGATGCCGATGGCAATGTCCTCCCAGATGAAATTTTAGCAGTACGATTTGAAAAAAGTTATGACGACTACATCGAAGGCGAAGAAAACTAATCTTCCGCCTAATCCATTTATTCATGAAATTCTTGAACTTGCTAGCAAACAACGTAGTAAGGCAAAAAAAGTAGAGGTTCTCAAAACATACGATCACATTTCATTGAAGTCTATCCTTATTTGGAACTTTGATGAAAGTGTGATTTCTCTATTACCTGAGGGAGAAGTTCCTTATGGAGACTCTGACGACCAATCTGTTTATTCTGGTACTCTTTCAGAGAACATTGCCAAAGAAGCAAAGGGTGGTGAGTCTGCTACTGGTCAAGACTTAGACGGTAGAGGTAAAACGTCTCTAAGAAGAGAGTATCAAAACCTTTATCACTTTATCAAAGGTGGTAATGACAGTCTCTCTACTATTCGTAGAGAAAGTATGTTTATCCAAATGCTTCGTGGACTCCATCCTAGAGAAGCAGAAGTTTTGATTCTTGTAAAAGATAAACGTCTTATTGACAAATTCAATATTAAATTGGAAGTTGTAAAAGAAGCGTATCCTGATATTCAATGGGGAGGAAGATCCTAAATGGCGAATGAACTTGGTAATGCTCCAGTAAAAGCAAATCCACCAGAGGCAGAAGAGATGGAGAAGAGTTCTAATCCTGAAGCAAAAGAGTATGGATTGCAGATTCTCCTAGAGGATACTCAACTTGAAAAAACAAAAGACAAATCATTTCCTACTGATGCGCGTATTGTACGTTATAAAAAGGATGATAAAACTTGTATAGATCTCACCCGTGGTCGTAAAGTTGTAGACATCTTTGATTTTTATTATGATAAGTATGGTCCTGAATCTGTTCAAGGGATTGATTTTGGATACGGATCAATCAGACCGAATTTGTGGGGGAATAAAAAACCTGAAGAGAAGAAAAAGAGATGACTAGTGGCAACTGGATGGACAAAAAAACTGTCTCTGATGATGTTATTAGGACTCATATCAATGAATTGATTCGTGATGAGATACAAGAAACCATCAATGAGTTTGTTGACACACAAGATTCAACAAAAGGACTTGGTTTTGTATCACCAGATGACAAGCAGGAATTGAAAGTCAACATCTCTAATAAAGAAGTTGATAAACTTATAAAAGAGTATAAGAAAATCAAGAAAGCAAAAAAATCTAACATTGCCCAAGTAAAAAAACTTGGGTTAGTTGATAAGCATGGCAGACCTTTGAAATAAAATGGGGAAACACTACATGCTAAATTTGTATGGGTGTCCGTTTGAATTACTAGACAATGAAATATTTCTACAGCAAGTAATTACACAAGCGGCTCATACTTGTAAAGCAACTTTGATCACAGTAGTTTCAAAAAAGTTTCAACCTCAGGGTGTAACTGTGCTAGCACTTTTATCTGAGAGCCATATGTCTATTCATACTTGGCCAGAGAGAGGAGAAGCAGCAATTGATGTTTATACCTGTGGTAATGCAAGACCAGAACTTGCTTGTGGGTTTTTGATTGAAGAACTCAAGGCAACTGATAGTTGGATGGGATCAACTGATAGATGAAACAACAATGGAACGTAAACTCAGAAGACCCCACAACCCTGCTGAGACTGGTCAGCGAGTTAGAGGGGTCTCTTTATATTTTGGAATGCCTGGAGGGCACAGAGGAGGAGGTGGAGTACCTCACCACAATGAAGAAGAAATACTTCAAAAAATATTTTCGCTTGACTAAATAAGTTATAGGGTCTATAATGGACTCATCGTTCATCTCACTTCGGTGAGACGCAAGTAAGTCGCGGAACGGATCGTTCATCCGTCGCTTCTGTGACGGACGCAAACGACTAAAGGAACGGACCTAAAAATCCAACTACTTTAGGAGTACCTACAATGAACACACTTCAAATCATCAAGAGTCAGATCGAGAAGGCATCACGTCTTCACGATGCACAGATTACTCATACTACATATCGTGGTGTGAAAACTAATCGCACGGTTCTGAAACCATCTGAGACCCATGGCAGTTACTGCTATCGCGGTCGCACATATACAAAGTGATCATTGACTTACAAACTGAATACTGATACAATGGGAGGGCAACCTCCCATTTTTTGTATGGATAAAGAGAAACTTAAACTTATTGTGAGAAATCTAAAGTCTCTTGTTGAGGTTTTAGAGAGTGAAGTTCATTCTGATCCCGCTGCATATGTGGATAAACGGGAGAACTTTGATGATGAATATTATCCACTTGCTGATTACGACGAAGTTTATGAGGAAAGCGATGGATAAGATAGATACACAAGGAATGAGTCTTCCTGGTAAATCAAAGAAACCAAGTAGTACTGCTCCTATGCCAGTAAAAACAAGAACAATTTTTACTGATGCAGAAAGAATAGAACTGAAACAAATTATTAACGAGGCACTTGATGAGCGAGAACAATTTAAATCTAATCAGCGTAACACCTGATGCGGAGAAGCACATGGCATACTGTGCTCGTGTTTCTAACCCCAGTAACCAGGACAATGAGAAGTTCTCTGGTCTACTCAAGTATTGTGTAAAACATCAGCACTGGAGCATCTTTGAGCAGGCATATATGACCTTGGAGATCAACACTACCAGGGGAATTGCGGCTCAAATCCTG